TGTCATTGCCTTAGCGATGCAAGGTTCGATTTGTTCTTCGCCTACTTTGTCCAGAATGTCAATAAGTTTGTCCTTAGGCTTGTCTGCGAAAAACTTATCGACCAGTGCCTTTAGAGTAATATAACAGGAGTCAGTGTCAGTATAGAAACTATAGGTTACATCTTTTGTTTTTAACGTATCATTCAAAAACTCGTTAAGTGCCGAAGCCGTCTCCCGGATGATAAACTGCCCGGATAGTGTGATTCCTTCTGCTATCCTATCATCATAGTAACGGAAGTATTCATTAGCCATCGCACCGTAAAGTGAGTTGAGCTGAATCTTACGTGCCATCTGAAAGTTATTGTACTTTGCTATGAGTTTCTTTGTGTTAGGATCCTTTGTCTTCTCATAGTCCTGCTTAGCCTCAATCATCAGTTTCTTGTATCGCTGTCGGTCATCAAAAAACTTCTGAACAATGTTAGGGAAGTGACCTTGCCTACTACGTGTAAACGTCTGACCATTAGCAGCTATAGCGTCATCGGTGTCAAACGTATACTTCCTCTCCAACATACCATCAACGTCTACGTCTATCATACCACCAGGCACCAGTGTCTCAGGGCTCATGTTGTACTGCATGATAATAGAAGGATACAGTGAAGTAGCATCGAAGGACTCTACCCATTGATAGGCACCAGGAACAGGTTCCTGTACGTAAGCACCTGCAATAGTCCTTGCTGCTCGACCATTACCTTGACCGATGATAATATTCTGCTTCAACAAATGATTATATAACAAACAGTCCCATGTTTTTACAGGACTGAATACATCCTCAAAGTTCATCTTAGCGTCATAGGTCATTGTCATACAGAGTTCGATAAGTTTCATCTTATCTTCAAGTTGGTCAACCAACACTGTATCTATAATGTTGTATTCGACAAACCTATTCCAATCCTTCTCGTAAAACTCTTTGAATGTATCGTAAGGATTGTCCAACTTCTTGTGACCTAGTTCGACCTCTGCTATGTGATCTAGTTTATATGATTCACGGGTAACGTATGTAAACTTCTGATAGATATCCAAGTAGTCTAACTGTGCGACACCTTGAACATCATATGACAAGTAAGTTCTGCCACCGAATGTCCTCTCCTGTTTACGAACAAGTCTGAAAGGTGACATAAGTTTCTTAGCAGCGTCTCCTGCCTCGTCACCGAACACACGTTCCATTCTAACAATGAGATAGGGTACGTCAAATAGTTTTATGTTCCAACCTGTGAGAACATCAGGAGTAAAGTTTGCCCACCACTTGATAAATGCACCGAGCATAGTTTTCTCACTACTGAATCCTTCATACTCTACATCAAGATGTGCTGTCGCCTCGCCAGGAGTGTAAGGACCTAAACCCCATGACTTTATCTTTTTAGTCACGTTGTCTTGTATTGTGATAAGTGTAATCTTTTCTAGTGGATTGAATACGTCAGGAAAACCATTTTCAACTGTAGTCTCAATATCTATTGAGTATAGTTTAATCTGAGAAATGTCCCATTCCATTTCTTCACCGGGATATTTTTCAGCAATAAACTGATAACCCCAATGTGTCTGACCATATACGGGAAAGTTAGATACTTCTTTGTATTGTTCTACAAACTCGGATGCTTCTTTGTTAGTCTCAAACTTAACAGGCGAAACCAGTTCACCGAACATACTTTTGTAGGGGGATTCGTTTTTAGAAGGAACAAAGAGTGTTGGTGAAAAGGGTACCTTCCTAGATACCCGTTTACCATTCTCAATGCCACGGTAAAGTATTGAGTTACCGTAGTGTTTAGCGTAAGTGTAAAAATTTGACATTAGATCTCCATTCAAGTAACAACATTATATAATATGTGGAGTTCAATGTCAAGTCATAAATGCCCTTAGGTTGTCAGGAATAGTAACTTTACCTTCATTAACAAGACGTCTACGATTAAGACGATGCTGTTCCTGTACATCTTCTTTACTGCCGCCTTCGTACTCAACGGCATGACCTTCATTGATTAAGATGTGTGACACGGTAGAGTATCTATCTTCGGCATGATAGTAAACTTCAAAGTCACCGAGGACTCGGCCAAACTTGCCTCTCATGTCCTCACCGTCTCTCGCCACTCTTGTCTTTAGCGTGGCGTAAGGTCCAAGGAGTTCCTTGAGTCTTGCCTTTGCTGCTTTACCAAAGAATTTTTCAACCTTGTCCCGGGTTCTACTTTCAGGGGTGTCAATGCCCATGATACGAACCCGCTCATCTGTTAACCAAATACCAAAGCCTAAATCAATATCAACATCTACCGTATCGCCATCAACAATTTTTACGATACGTGCTTTGTATTCATACATTACTGTACTGCCTCATTCAAAACTTCTCTTGTTCGGGGTACAAATTGTCCCCTTCTTTCATATTCCGCCATGATAGTATCATCAGGAGTGAATTGTGCTAGTATACTTCCCTTCAAAATGAGCACCTCACCATCTTTACAGTAAGGTGCCCAAGGTTCCACAGAAAGCCTGAACGATCCAGTTTTTTCAGGGTTAGGTACAATAGCTAATTTCAAAGGGTTTTGAACATTTATCCCAGATTTTGCACTTGTAGTTTCACCCACAATATCTTCACCTGTTATTAATTTTAAAATCTGAACCGCCATGCTTATCTCCTATTTATTTCACTTCAATTTTTCGTGGTTTCATTTCTTCTGGAACGACACGCTTCAGTGTAATCTCAAGGACGCCATCATAGTAAACACTACCTTCGACCTCAACATTCTCTGCAAGTGCAAATGAATGTGTGAAGTTACGAGCAGCAATGCCTTTGTGATAGTATTTGCGAGTATCTTCGCCTCTGTCCTGAACACCCTGAACAATAAGTTTATTGCCTTCCGGAAGTAAGTTTATGTTAAATTCATCTTTAGAGAAGCCTGCACAAGCGATTTCGATAACAAATCGGTCAGCTTCTTCTCCAATAATATTATAGGGTGGATAGTTTGGACTATGAATCTCTGAAACATTGTTTAGATTGTCAAACAAACGATCAAAACCTATAGTAAATGGTCTTACATTATCAAAAATTTCTGCCATGTTGGCAGTAGTATATTTACGAACCATAACGGTCTCCTTTATTAAGCGAGTTTTAATGTTACACTACCCATTCGGCGTAGTGGTGCCGCCCGCTCGGTATCATAAAAATGTACTTCACCTCACGGGGGCCGTTTATTTATAACATCTAGCGCTTTTTGCCGATGTTATACTTTGGAACTAAGTTCCAATCTCCTTTTTCCTTATAGGAAATAATTTTAATTTGACTGAGAGGAGCCAATGCGTTTTCATCTAGCTCAACCACAATCTTTAGCAAGCCCCAGTCTTGTAGCAGCTTTGCTATAGTATTTCGTCTTTCTAAATCGTTATCCATAAAGTCGGCATCTTTGCCGTCCAGAGCAAACAACTCCTTGAAATGTGTTATAAAGTATCTTCCCTGCTTGTGCAGAATGTGACAGGACTGATATAATGTATTGTCCTTTTTTGAAGCCACACCAATACGTGAAAGTGTCTCCTTGATCTTCAAAAAGTTCTCAGGATCTTCTAACAGAATTTCTAAGGGCTGGTAACCGGGATAATCAATGTCAAAGAAATTATCTCGTTCAATCATTTCAAACACCTTTTGTTAATTATTATTCATAGTAACTAAGGTATTTATAATTTGCCGCCTTTAGCGGTCGCTAACCAACCCTTGATCTCACTGATCTCTTTATCGGAGAGAAGTGTCAGTGCTTCTTTAGCTTTGTTATAACTGTAGCCAAAGTATTCCTTCACTGCTTCAAGATTGCTCTCCTCTGCCTTGATCCACTTGTTATATCTTTTCGACCTACGTATCACAGCACGTAGAAAATCATACTGCATACGATAATCAATATGTGTTCTGCTGTTCATTTCGTTAGCTGCTATGACAGTATCAGCACCGAACCCTAGTCCTCTGTTTATGATAAAGGCAGGATACTGTGACTCATTGTCCTCTGTCATTAAATCTTTTTTAGTGTAAGTTATAGTGTTTAAATAGTCAAAGGGACTTAACTTTTTAATCTTTTCAACGTATTCTTTTTCGTCTACTTCCTCAACAGGAGGACCAAACTCTTTAAAATAACTCATGTAAAATATCTGCCTTATCTAAAAGTTTTGAGACTTCTAAGTGGGGGTCTTCTGCGTTAACACACATACCCAATACCTCTGGAAGAATACCATATCCACGTATCCATTTGGCTACACTATGAGGGCTGTCTCTAAGAAAAAATTTTTTGATATTAGTATCTGTGGGGTACATTACCATGTGATCTATATCAAATAGATCCGGAGTCCAAAACATTAGATAGGTTGTCATGGGCCTAAACATACCTTCTAAACTTCTCCAATGAGGGTATACTAACTTTCTTATATTGCGAATTCTATAATCAAAATTTGTATTTGGCATAACCTCAGGGTGTATACTCCATATAGGTGTAAAAACTATGACTCGATGTACGTCAGCATGATAGGCAAACTTAATAGCGTTTGTACCTCCCATACAACTTCCTAAAACAGATACGTTTTTGCCTTCAAAGTAAGGTGATATAATTTCACTTACTGTTTCCCAATTGACAAAGGTTCCCCATGATCTCTTTTTATCTATAATCCAAAATCTATCCCCCATGCCAGCAGTAACTTTTACAAACTCAGGTTTACTGACGTTTTCAGGGGTGTAGTTTTGTGTTGAATCAAAACCAAATACATCAAAGTCTACACCAGAACAACAAACCAGAGTGTTCTTTCCTTCACCAGGTTCGTAGAAAATTCTTACCGACTCGTCTTCATATATTACGTTCATTTAAATTTCATACTCGCCATCAGTTCAGTTAGGCAAGCAGTCAGATTGATTTCCTGATCTGCAACAAACGCTGCCTTGTATTGATAGTCAGCAATCAGTATAACCATTTGAGGAACAGTCTCAACCTCAGGAATCAAACTGTCATAGATGTATCTGAAAATACCTTGAGGGTCTGACTCAACATTGTTAGCAACCCATTGACGCATCTTCTTCCAGTCTTTCTCTCTCATTGCTGAAACAAGTTCTTTTGTATTGATCTCACCTATGTTGCTGAGGATACCTTCGTCAATGACACCTGAGCTACTGTAGCGTTGTAGTTCGTTTATCACTCGCCTGTAGTCAGGATAGTGTTTCATCAACAACTCGGCCAACACCTTGTCTACATATTCAACACCCTCCGCTTTAAGTATCTCTTGCATACGTTTCATAAAAGCAGCAGCAAGTTTAGCCTTGTCTGCCTTTTGTGAACCAAAGTCGATCACCGTAGTCCTGCTGTGTAGAGGAGTGATGATCTTTTGTTTATAGTTACAAGTGAATATAAAGCGACAGTTATCAGAAAAGGACTCAATGAAAGCCCTGAGAGCAGGTTGTACTGACTCCCTGTTTAGATAGTCAGCCTCATCTATGATTACAACCTTAGGCTTGCCGAGAAAAGACATACCACTAGCAAACTGTTTGATCTTAGTTCGCAGTGTATCAATTTGACGACCCTCATCTGAACCATTGATAATGATATAGTCACTACCTAGTTCTTCACACAGGGCTCGTGCTACTGTAGTTTTACCTGTACCTGCTGTACCACACAGAAGCAGGTTAGGAACTTCACCCTTAGAGAGAAATTCCTTGAACGTGCTTTTGATTGATTCGGGCAGGATACATTCTTCAATAGACTTGGGACGATACTTCTCTACCCATAAAAAATGTTCCATTCACAAACTCCATAATATAATATAATTTTAACCTAGCTTTTCTTT